GTTAATACTACCAAGATCAAGACTTACATTTAAGTTATTGCCAGCAATAGAACCAAAGTCTACATTAACTGTAGCAAATAAAAAATCCCAAAGGTTGTTTACTGGATTAGGTGTAATACTTCCAAAATTCCAACTGTTATTGCTATTTCGGAAATAGTTTAAGTCTCTTACATCAATACCGTGTACTAATCCTGTTAGGTTACCGTTGAAGTTTGCTGTAACAGTTGTAGCATTAATTAATCCAACGTTGCCTAGGTTATGTCCGTCAGCATTTAATCCTGCTGCTAGTTTTGGTGTTGGATCATCTTCTAGTCTTCCTAATGCACTAGAATCAATTCTAATATTGCTACCATCTCTAGTAGTAGATATTAAGTTGCCACCTTGAATAGTAAATGTAGTATTTTCTACTACTGTAAGACTACCACTGTCAGCAGCAACTACAAATTGTGTAACACCAGCATCAACGTTAACTGTCAGTTCGTTTGCAGTTGAGCTAAGTGATACATTGCTTCCTGCTACTAGTGACTTAAATTGAAGTTCGGCATCGTTTTTGCTTGAGAATAAACCTTCGCCGCCGCCTAGATTTACAACAGTTGTTGCTTCAGGTGTTCTTGCATCTAGTTCTGAAAAGTTAAAAACAACCTTTTCAAAAGCCTCTCTTAAATCATCACCAGAACCATCATTTGCTACTGATCCAAGGTTTATTACTTTTAATGCCATGCTATCTATCTCCTATACTGTATTTATAGTCTACCAACAACAACTTCAACAACGCCTCTGTCTTCGCTGTCTTTTGTGCCAACTGCTTTACCAATAACAGTACCTAGTTTAGGATCGTTATCAACAATAGCATATCCTGGTATAGCACTTGTTACAAGCATATCACCTTTTTGTACTTTACCAATAACCTTACAAGGAACACGACCTGTTAGTGCTAGTTCTACAGCAGTATCTCCTTCTAAGCCTTTATTCATTAAGAATCCTGGGTTAGTTGAAACAACGCCTGCAACTCTACGGTCACCTTTAACAGTACATGCTGTAACTTCTTCATCTCCACCAAATACTAGTACAGTTCCTGGTTCGTATGCTTCATCAGCAACATATTTCTCTGCCAAGTCAGCGTAGTTAGCAGTAGATGCATTACCACTTAGATACGGAACAGATAATGTTGTAGTACCTGGATTGTAAGTATAGCTTGCACTGTTAGCAAATACCTCATTAGAAGTACCAGTACCATCTGAGAATAGTGGGAAGAAAGTACCTGAGGTTGTTGTATCTGTGACAGCTAAATTCGAAGCTGTCTCTGCTGTAACATCTGCACTGTTAATAGAAATTTCACCATTAGCTATACTAATACCAGTACCGCTACTAAATGCTGCTCTAGCTCTTGCAGTTGTGTGATATAGGTTGCTAGAACCTTCACTTAAATCATCAGTGTCATGGTTACCAATACTTGAAACTCGACCATACAAGTATCCTGTTGTTCCACCTGTTCCGTCTAGATCAAGGATCGTTGTTGTTCCAGATACTATGTCACCTTGTAGATTTCCTGTAAACTTAGTTGTCGAAATCCCACCGTCTGCTATGCTAGTACCTGTGCCTACTTTTAATATATTGCTAGTTGGATTGTATGTTAATGCTGCATCAGTAAATAATTTTTCATTTCCGTCTGCACCACTTCTATCACCGTAGGCATTGTTAACAGTAGTAAACGTAACAAAAATGTCACTATCTAATAGTCCGTCAGTTTGACCAGCAGTGTTCATTTGCGAAGTTCTTAGTGTATTTGCTATTACAGCTTCGTCAACGCCACCTGTTAATGGACCATTAAATTTACCGTAGAAAACTGTGGCATTTGCATCACTACCTGCCTGTACTGTACCAACATCAACAATAATATTACCACTTGAATCTTTAATATCACCTTGATGTGTACCGTAGTTAGTTGTAATGTATGCCTTATCCCAATAGTTGCTGCTTGCACCTATGTTTAGTGTACCATTAGGTTCAAAGTTACTATACGATGTTATTGTATTTGAAATAGTCAACCTATTTTGAACAGCACCATTATTGTGTGCTGTTTGAATAACTAGTTCACTTCTTTCACCACCATTTGTTGCATTAGTAGTATTACTAACTATATTTGTAAGTATTTGATCAGTTTCTTCAGCTGCGTTAACACCTCTAAACTGTATTACTCCCATATTGTCTGTGTCTAGACTATCAACATCTGTATCAAACCTTTGAAGAATGAGCGATGGAGCACTGGCATCAGTACGAGCTTTTATTGTTAAACTATCGTTTGAAATAACCGAATTAATTTTTAAGGTATCAAAACTTACATTGTCGCCCAAATCAATGTTGCCATTTACAAACAAATCGCCTTGTACAGTAACATCATGATTAAATGTAGCAGTACCTGCGTCTGACATATTGAACGATAGTGCAGTAAATTCAGTGCCATCGTCATTGCCACGTATACGTAATACTTTATCTTGTTCAGTGTGATAAATGTCAGCACCGCTGGTAGTATTAGTAAACTTCAAGAAGTCTGTGCCATCGTCTTTAAATGTAATATCAGCATCGTTAGCATCAAGGATAATATCACCCTCCGCATCAAGTGTAATATCACCGCTTGCAGATAAACTAACTGTACCACTTGCTGCGGTAGTATGAGTTGCACTAATACTTACAGCACCTTTTTCAGCAGTTAACCCTATACCACCACTTGCTTCGGCAGTAAAGTTTTTCTCAGTACCGCCAACATCAATAGTAAATGCACCTTGTGTTGTAAGCTCTTGAGCATCTTCTGTAAGTGCAAAGCCCATTCTTTCATCAGTACCGTCGTTGAACTTAATGTTCTCACCGGCAGCATCTAGTATAATGTTACCACTTGTAGTAGTTTCAATTTCAAAGTCGCCACCTGCTCTACTAATCTTATTGTCATCTAACACACTGTTATCTACAGTTAGTTTAGTAGTAGTTAAGTTAGTACCATTAACAGTTAATGTACCTGCAATAGTTGTATTACCATTATTACCTGCAACAGTAAACACTGCTGTACCACCGTCTGGTACTGATCCGCCGGATGAAACGTTAAATGTATTAGTGATCGATGTAGAACCATTTGCAATGTGCATACGATTTACACCATTAGTTCCCAGTTTAATATTATTCTGTTCAACTTTAAGTGCAGATCCGTATCCATTAACTACAAGTGCAATTTCTTTTGCGTCAGTTGCCCAACCACCTGCACCTATAGAAACACCTGTACCAAGTGATGTAAGTTCACCTGGTGCTTGAATAAAGTTTGAATATATCCATGGTGATACCAAGTAAGGTTGGCTATTAGCAATCTGCGGACCTTCAGTGTTTTGCTGGAAGTTACTTGCATATCCACCGTAGTTAACATCATCTTTAAGTACAGTTGTTGAACCTATTTGTACCGATGCACTCGGAATTGCCACTGTGCTCTTATCTGTTGCATTGCTAGGAGCAGTACCTGACAGTTCCATAATTAAATGATCGTTTGGTGTGTATAGTGTTAGTTTAGAATTAACAACATCCAATGCTCTTGTGCTGTCAATTATTAAACCTTTAATATTGATCCAGCCACCTAAGTTTAACTGGTTGTTAATATTACCAACAACATCTCCAGTTGCTAATGTCCTTACAAGAGAATCATTAGCACCAGTTTTAGTAATATCTGTTGTTCCGTAAACTTTATCTCTAACTTTAACCAGTGCCTTACCAATTAAGTTTTGCGAAGTTATAATTGATGTTGGAACACTTGCTGGACCTAATGATGAACCATTCTTTATTTGCAACATTCCAATTGTATTAAATGCTGTTCCACTTACGTTTACAAGAACAATTTGGTTTTCGCTGTTTACATCACCTTGTAGTGTACCTTCTGCGGCAGTGTTACCTACCTGTGTAATAATTGGTGATGTACTTGCATCTATTGTTACTTCGCCTGTTAGTGTAAGAACAGTTCCACTTAGTTTTACAAGATTGCTGTCATTAAAGTCGTTATCTTGAATACCACCACCTTCGTCAACAATCATGCTAAACGGAATAGCTCTAGTAATACCAATTTCGCCTGCACCTTCTTGATTGCCATCAAAGTCAATATCTGCACGACCAATTACAGTACGTTCTGGAATTTCTTGTAACTTGTCAAAAGTAATACCTCTGTCTTTAACATTAATATAACCTGTATTAAGAATTCCGGTAATATATGTAGTACTCTGAGATTGTGTATCTTTAGTATAATCTGCATTAACAGCAATTCTAGTTAAGTAATTTGCAGAACTGCTTCCTATACTAAACGAACTTGCTGTTCTTACTTTGATTTGATCAGTTACACCGTCGCCTGAATTTGTATTATTTGCAATCACATATGCAACTCTTGCACCATTTGATTGTGTGATAATATCACCGGCTTGTAAAGAACTCATAAATGTTGTATGATTTGATCCTGCTAAAGTCCAAATTTGGTCCTCTGCAAATGTACTTCCATCAAAAGCAACAACACCTTGACTTGCTTGACGTGTGCGTTGACCTGTAGTTCTAACATATTCTGGAACACTATTGTTGCCTAGTAAAGCACCGCCTTGTATCTGTAGTTGTTGGCCGCCTTCACTTTCTGGTAAGAATGTACCTGTAACATCTTCAAGAACTAGAATGTTATATCCTTGAATAGTATTTGCTAGTGCTGCAAGTCCTACTACTGCTGTACCTACTGCGTTTGTATTTCCTTGTTGGGTAATAATTGTTCCTGCTGTTACTGGAACATTATCTTGCAGTTGTAAAGTAACAGTTGTTTTTTCAAAGTAATTAGAGTTAGTTAACACTGGAGCAGTGTTTAGTTTTAGTTTATTTTGACTAATATCTGCGTATGTATTAACATCACTGTTAACGACTGCTTCGTCCTGTAGCTGTAGATTTATTTTAGTTTCACCTGGGAAAATAATATCCACATCATTTTGTGCTTGTGTTGCTCTCTTGCGTTCAACACTAATATTAATATCACTTCTTGATGCAGTTCCTGGGTCACCGTCTTCAGTTTTATTTGCTTCGCTGGCATTTGCAAACTCAAGTGTTGTAGTAACAGGTGCGCCGTCAAAACCACCTGTAGTATTACTCCAGTCACCGCCCGAGTTTTCAATCTTTTCGTTACTGAAATCACTTACTGATAAGTCGTTAGCTGATAGCGGACTAACTGTTGAAGTTGTTAAATTACCAAACAGATCTTCAACAATCAATGCTTCACCAACAACAAACTGTTTATTTGGATTTCTGTTAATTACTTGTATTTCATTATCTTGTGTTTTTTGTCTATTGTCATTGGTTGTACTTGAACCTTGTGGCCAAATAACTTCACCGTATGCACCGCTAGCCTGTCTAAGGATGTATCCTCTTTGTGTAGGAAGATTATTATTTGCACCATTTGTTGTAATTGTTGTAATCTTTAAAGGACTATAAACTAGTACAAAAACTTGTTCATCGTTATCAAGAACTTTTGCTTCTAAATCTTCTATATAGGCTGCTGTAGCAGATGTTACACCAGTAATTAGTTGTCCTATTCTCCAATCATCTGGGTTACCTGTATTTTGTTTAACATAAACTCTTCTATTACCAGTTAGAACAACAATATCATTTTTACCGTATTCTGATGCAAAGTCTATTTGATTAAGTTCAATATCTCTAAGTTCTTGAACCTCGTCATTTGCAAAAACACGTTTGTCAACGTATTGCTTATTGGTAGCGTCTAGATCATCTGAAGGATCGCCTAACTGTATTAGTCTACCACCCTGCATGTTCATTGTATGTACAGGAAGTCCTGCAACAATATCTGGAGTAAGTATTGGATTAAGTTGTGGTAAGAAACCGTCGCCTAGTTTTGCTAGTTTGACATTCATGTTTCTATCATAACCTAAACGTCTATCAATATATTGTTCTACAGCATAAGATGTTGGAACAGTACTATTATCAATTGGTGACATACCGTTATCACCTGTAAACTTACTAATTGTTTCACCATCTCTAAATCCAAGTCCGTCTAGACCAGAAATATTAATCTGCGCTGCAAATTTAACTGTACCTGTACCTTGGTCAACTTCAAAGAACTTACCAACTCTAAAGAAGCCGTCTTCGTCTGTTGACATAACAAACACACGACCCTTACCTTTTTCCCAGACTTGAGATTTTTCAGCTGTGTCTGCGTTAGTGTATGCTTCTGCTTTTGCTTCTGTTGCTTCACCAAATAGTATATTTGGATAGTTAGAAGTATTAAATCCGCCTGTACCAATGTTACTAAAGTCGTGTCCTGTAGCACGAGTTAATGAAATATTAACTGTAATACTTGAAGGTTCTCCGTCCTGTACACCTATACTTAGAACAAGTTGTTGATTTTGTCCGCCTAGTCTTAAAGGTCTAGCAATACCACTTGTTGGTGGTGTAGGACTACTTTGAGAATTTTTGTCGCTAAGTGGAGTTGACTCTAATTCATAATATGGGAATCCTGTTAGTAGTGAACTTCCTGCTGGAACACCTTGGTAGTTTCCTTCACCATCGTGATATGCTTTAACAACATGAACTCTGTCTTTCCAACCAAAGATCATGTCTGCATTATTAAGTCTGCTTAGTGTGTCACTATCTGTAACAGGAGCAGTTATTGCAACTAAAGTATCACCTGCTGTACTACCAAATGTAGTACTTGAACTAATCCCAACAACTTCGCTAGGCGTTGCTGCTGATGCGCTGCCAGCTATGGTGATTACACCAGATGTAGTAAATGCTGTTCCGTTCCAGTCTTTAAGCCATAGTGTAGTTGTATTAGTTAGTGATTCTATAGCAACAGCACTTGCACTTCCTTGAGTAATAACATCGCCTTTAGTAACAGAAACTTGGGCATCTAGTACAAGTTTAACTTGTGTTTCAAATTTTGAGTAATCAACTGTTGATAAAATATACTTATAGTTGTCATCAAATGTTACAAGATTCCAACCTGAAGGTAAATCGTTATCATTAATTCCACCCCAGTCTGTAATATTTTGTTTGCTAAAGTCTAACGATCTATATACTTTTGATGATTCGTCGAGTACAACAGCAGTTGAAGGTCGGATGCTTGTATTTGGATCAATATTATCAAATATTAATTTAGCACGTTGTCTAATAACAACAGTTTCGCCACCGTATAACGGATATATTAATCCACCAGTTGTTGTACTTCCGCTTACATCGCTTGTTTGATTTGAGAAAGATATTTTCCAAACAGCACCGTTGCCGCCTTCTAACGGTAATCCGCTAGTGTCTCCACTCGAGTTTGTAGCTGTGACATTAACGCCGTCTGTATACACAGTAGTATCTTGTCCAGTATATACATTTGTAATTTTAATTCTGTCAGAATTGTTAAAGAAGTTAGTAGTACCATCTGGTTGTGATATGTATACTTGAGTACCACCAACAACATCGCCGTTACTGTCTTTTGTTTTTTGTGGTACTACAATAGTACCAACAGCACCTGTATTTTCTTGTGTTATAGTGTCACCATAATCTGCAATAACATAATCATCTAGTGTAAGAATAATTTGGTTAACTGCTGGAATACCTTCCTCAATAAATGCTGAAACAACATTAACAACTTCAAACTTTCTTAAATCAGTACCTTCTTCGTCTGCAGGGTAAATATCACCATTAGTGCTTAATGTTCCAGATAAACTTGCAGCAGAAGATAAAGCCTCATCACTGTAAAGAGTAAAGTTATTAACATCAACAACACTAATATACCAATCACTGTTTAACCCAGTAACACCTACACTATCTGAAATAGTAACTTTCTGTCCAGTTTCCCAGCCGTGTCCTATTAAGTTAATACTATTAGGAGCAGTAAATCCGTCTATTTCTTGTTTTTCGGTAAAGATAATATCTATCTCACCTTCTGGAATAGGAGTAAAGTCTGTGTCATACACAAACACATAATTTTGATTTGCATCAGCTGATGCTTGAATGGTTGGGTTCACATAAACTTTAGCAGTCTGTACAGTGTTATATGCTAGTTGTCCTGATTGTGGAACTTCGTTAGGGTCACTACCTGCTGCAACAAGACCAAAGTTACCATATGCGTTAGAACCGCCTACTGATCTAATTTCAGAACCATTATTTGCGTAATAAGCAGCATGACAGTAGTATGTAAACATACCGACCATCTCTGACAAACCAGTGTTAGTTACAAGTAAGCCGTAACCTAGGTCGTTAATTTGTGTAAAGTCGTTTCCTAACTGTGATCTGTTACCAGCTGTTTGTAGTACAGTTGGATAGTTTTCTATCTGACCATATGTATATTGTTTGTCACCATTACTATCGTAGTAAGAACCTAATACCGGACCTTGCCATCCTGTCACAAGTCCATTACTGTCTGTAACACCAGAGTTGGCATCTAGGATAAGTTCACAAGTACCTGCATCAATGTCGTGGTTAACTATTGAGTTAACTTGATAACGTATGCCATTTACATAGAACGGAGCAGGAAGCTCAGGTCTTCTAACAAATAAACCGTGTCCTACGCCTACACCATTGACTGTAACTTGTGATCGTTTACTTCTTGCAAACAATCTAAATGCATTACCATTCTTTTGACCAACAATTTCAATTGGCATGTTACCGTTAAATCCGTCAACAAACATACCACCTCTAAATGCTTGTTTGTTAGCAGATTGTGCAAATGAAGAACCTGTCTGAATATATGGAGATTTAGTTAGAATCTGTCCAGCAGGGTCAAGCACAGTCATAAATCCACCGTGTCCTTGAACAGTACAGTTACGTATAATAGTAGCATCGTTCATTAAGAACACATCCATGTCTTTGTTGTTTAATGCAGGATTATATTCTGCATTGAATGCATATACAATGGTAGAAATTAAATCATTAACAACACCGGCTGCACCAGCTTCTGCTGTTGGTAAATTAGTTTTCCAAGTTGTTATAACTGTACCTGTTGGTTCTTGTATACCTGCTATGCTTAACAAGTCTGCACAAACAGTAGCAATTCTATTAATTGCTTGAGATGTAATTTCTTCTTGTCCTACTTCAACGGCGTTTTCGTAGTACTTTCCTTGCACTTCCATTGATTGGTCATTTCGACCTTTTACTAAGTCGTATGCAAGTGCATCTACAATGTATCCAATATCTCTTTTACATTTTGTAGTAAATGTAAACTTACCTACACTAACACTATCTGGAACACCAGCAGCACCATGTGCTCCTGATACACTACCAGAAATTGTATCAGCAGTATTAAATGCTCTAGTAGGTGATACAAGAATAACTGTAGTTTGTCCGGCAGCAGTAACAGGATCTTCTTTAACAATACCAGAAGCACCATCACCGCCTAATTGAGTCATTGTTTCACCTTTAACTGCGGCAACAGTTCCTGTGAATACTATAGTAGTTTGTGCCCAAGTACCAAATCCTGCTGTCTGAGCAGCAGTTGCTTGGATATCCATCCAGTCATAAATTTCTTCTTGTATGTTTGCTTTGTTTTGTGTTAAAATTTCAGCAGCATTTTCTCTGCCGCCTCTATTAGTAACAGACACTAAAGAATTATTGTTTACAGGCTTTGTAGGATCTTTAGCATAATGCCATCCCATATCAAAATCACGAGTGTTAACAGTGTTAACAGAATTAATAGTTAGTCCAGCTTGTACAACACCATTTAAACTAAATGGGTCTGTATTTACAAACTGTCCACTTGCTGGGAAGTTTGCACCTGCTGGGTTATAGCCGTCAAAATATGTTACAGGTACTGATGTAGCATTAACAACATCTTCTAGTATTGTTGCTTTTTTATTTGTGTTACTATTAATAAATGTAATAGTTCTGTCAACAATATTTACATTAGCATCTGCACTTTGAAGATTTGTGTCAATATCTGCTTTGGCATCTCTATATGCTTGTGGAATGTTTGTTCCATTTAAACTAGCTGATGGCAATGTTGCTGCTGCTGGCACAGTTTGTGTAGCAATAGCATTTTGTATAATATTAAGAAGTGTTTGTGCTTCAGACTCTTCAGTTACTGATGCATTTGCACCACTGGTTACCTGATCATTGATACCGTCTGAGTTATCATTACCTGTTGCGCCAGTTAAAGTTACGCCAGTAAGTACTTCGCCTACAATGTTTTTGAAGTGTGTTATTGCAGTTTGGATAACAGTTGCAAATGTAGCATTAATATTTAAAGATGTATCTGTAAAATACAATCTTGCTAAAGTTGTTGAAGCATCATTACCGCCATAAAGTATATCATATGTTAATGCATCTATCCAACGATAAATGTGTACACCTAAAAGATTTTCAACTGTTTGATTATATCCTGCTGGTGGAGATGTATCATTTTCAACATGTGCTAATATATCATCTCTTAAAAATGGTTTGTTGTTTTGTAATTTGTCACGTGCAGCAACTTTATTAGAATCAACGCCAGTCCAATCCGGAAATACAATAGTTTCTGTTACATCAGCAATGTATCCAGGTAAAGGAATACCGTTACCGTCTAAACTACCTACAGTGTTTGTATCTACATTACCATTTTCAATAATATCTAAAACAGTTTCAAAGTATTCCGTTGCTCGTTCAACCATTGTAGAGTTGTCTGCTACGTCATCTAACAATTTTACTAAGTTACCTGCAAATCCAACTGCTGCAAGTTCTTGTGCTAATTGACTATTTTGTACAACGGCACCACTTGGATACTGATATGCAAGACCGTTTATAACTTGATTATAGTTTGTTCCTAGCACTAAGTCAAACCCAGCACCAGTAAGAATATATTCTAAGTCTCTTTCACATTTGGCTTGATCATATGTAAAAGTACTTGTTTGTGTAATTACATCGCCTTTGTATGCAGTTAGTGTTCCACCTGTAATTGTTAGTACTGCTTCATCTTGGAAAGTAACAGTATTATTGTGAAGTGTTAGTCCATCAAAGTATTTGTCGCGATAGAAATAAGTGTTTGCCCATTTAGATTGTGATACACGATTCTTTGGACGTATAATTGCACGTCTCATCTCGTCGCCAACAATAGATACCTGAGACGAAACTTTAATTGGATAATCTTCTTCGTAGATTCCTGATTCAACCATAATGGTAATTTGTTTAGTACTAACTCTGTTACCAAATTCTAAAGTATCACCTAATGCATCTGCAACTTCAACTCCTTGAATATCACGTCCTGCACCTTCTACTAAAAACTCAAATGGTTCTTCTAATATAAGTTCTAGCTCGTCTACATTATTAGCATTGTTAATATCGTTGCTGTAACTAACAATACGACCAATAGCACCACTTCTTGTACCAACTACAACTTTTCCTGGAATTAAATCAATGTTTCCGCTTTGTCCTTGCCATACAGCATCTGCACTACCGTTATCAAATTGAATAACATACGGAGCACCTTCGCGTAATGTAGGAGCACCGTCAAGACCATCTCTAATAATACTAGTAACAACATTGAACTTTGCTTCAAACACATCTATTGCTGCACTTGGTGCATTAGCTGCTGCACTTGGTGCAGCCGGATCAAAGTACTGAACGTAGTCAACGTTTCTTACAGTTGGCCAAGTAGTATTAACAAGTATATAATCTCTAAGTAATTCTAGTGCAAAGTTAATAATAGCAACAGTTTGTTCTTCTTGTGTTGTAACAGCAAGTCTACCGCTAGAGTTACTGTAGTATCTTAAACCTGCATTTCTTGATAGTTTGTTAGCAGTAGGACTAGACTGTGTATCTAGTTTTGCTGCATCAATAATATAGCCTAAGTCTCTAGCACATATTGCTTCATTGTATGCAAAGTTTTTCCAAATATAGTCTGGATCAGCTTCTGTAAGTGTTAGATCTGCTGTAGCAGTTTCAATTTTATAAGAAGCATAAGCGATAGCTTCTGCAATAACAAAGTCTTTGTTTTGTACAATAAGTGATTGTAATTTTTCTGTACTTGCACCGTAATCTGCTCTTTCGCCTTGTTTAAATTCTGCTGAACGAACTTTTGAAGGTGTTAAGTTTTGTGCATCAGTACCGTATTCGATTACCTGCATGTATGGACCAGGTTCAACTGGACTTGCTTCTACAATTTCTTCTGCTCTACGTGCCGCCGCATTAACAGTACGATATGCATATGCTAGTGAACGACCTTCTTTACCTGGAGGTGTACTTGCTTGAGTATCGTCACCTGTTGTGCTAACAAACAAGTTAATGTTAGATGCAAAACTTGTATTGTCTACATAGAATTTTGTAGCAGCCTGTAAATCTTCAATGCCGTTCGGAGTACCTATGCCTGCAAGTTCGCCTGGATGATCTTCTAGATACAAAGTACCTTCCATTTGATCGCCTTGTCTGCGAACAGCACTTTGGCGTGGTATTGCTTCATTAGCAAGATAATCGCCAGTTAAATCATTTGGTTGATAATAATAATCTGTTAGTGTTTGTGTTCCGTTGCCGCCTGCAACATTTATTCTGTTAACTCCTGCTTCCGCATCAGCCTTAGAAGAATATAAACCTAATTGGGTATCATTAATAACTCTGATATAAAATAATGACTCAGGAAATTCTGCAACATCATTTAGATCTGCTTGTGTTGCTTGGTCAACTGCACTTGTTCCTGTAGTAGCATATACAAATGATGCACCATTAGCAGAACTGTCTAATCCATGTCCTTCTCCACTAATTAATACTCCGTTAACATATCTATCATTAATAACAGCATTACCTGCATTGTATCCTGCAACAGTATATGAATAATCTTCTGTAAAGATTTCATCTTCTGTGCGTACACGTAATTGAGATCCTGTTCCGCTACCAGAAGATTTTAAATAATTCTCGTCTGCATAACCTTTTGTAATTAAAACATCTTCAAGTGTGTAACCGTCGTCTTCTGCTTTTTGTTTCCAAGTTGCTGATGGAGCAGGGTTGTAGGCAATATAGTTCCCTGCCATGTCTAGGTTTCCGCCTAGTGTTGGATTTCCGTCGCTCTTTAAATCACTTTTGTTATTTTTAATAACAATAACTGGCCTACCATCGTCGTCAACTCTGCTAACATCAAATATAATACTGTCATCTATGTTTGGATCAACAAAACTATCACTAACTAATCTAAAAAATTCTAATTGACTACCTTGTGTATCATTGTTAATACCTGCTAGTACCGGAGCCGAGTCTGTACTTGGAAAGTTTTGAAAGGAATCAACTGCAATATCGCCTAAGTCTGTTAGTGATATCTGTCCACCTTCACCAAATACAGCATATAGTTCGTTAAAGTTTTCGTTCGTTTTACGAAACGATTCTCTAATACTATCGCCAGTGCCGTCGTTACCTTCAACGCCAATATTAATGTCTTGTTTTGCCATTTTATGTGAGCTCCGTTATCTTAGCATTTTGTTCGACTTTATCTAAGTCAAAGTTTACACTTACTCCACAACCACAACTGCTTTGAGCATTTGGATTGTTAATTACAAATTGTGTTTGGAATACATCTGTTACATAGTCAATTTCGCAACCAAATAAGTACATTAAACTAGTTGCATCTATTACTAAATTGCCATTGCCACAGTTAATAATTTCATCGTTTACACCAACATCTTCTTTTTGAATCATAGTCCATTCGTATTCAAAACCAGCACAACCACCACCTTTCATACCTAAATGAACTCCAAATGCATCTTTGCATAATTCGTTAATTTTACTTTTAGCAGTAGGTGTTAGGTTAATAGCAAACAATGTGTACTCCTTGTCGTAGTATTTATTTCTTTATTTTATAATCTTAATGTAAATACTTATATGTTCATTCGAGAATACAAGCTAAAGAAGATGTACGAACGTCCAAGTAAATGCGGCAAACTGCATACATATTACAGAGATGTTACTATGATTGTAATGCGTTGTGATAATTGTAATGCTGAATTTGAGCGTTCAAGAGGAAGTATGGATCCTAAACGTATATCAAACAACTATTTTCATGTGTGTAGTAATTGTGATAGCAAGAAATTTGCACAAAAAACAGGCATAACCCGTAAAAAGATATGGGATATGCCTGCTAGTTCTGATTTAGATATTAGTAAACTTTAGTCTTCTTTTTTCCAAAGTGTCCATGCACCGTATGCAATAGCACCGTATGCAACTAGACTAGCAATTGGTTTAAAAATAAGGAATGCAATACCTGCACCGATCAATACTGCACCGTCTAATGAAGTACGCTCTCCTAGTCTTTCTATAATCCATTTTTTCATAATATTCTCCTATTATTTTTTATAACCGTCAGCTGTAATATTGGCTTGGGCTTTCATTGATTTCAAACTTAGGGCTTCAAATCTTACAGGCTTTTTTACAGGAGCATCGATAAATTTATTACCATTGTCTACTCTCACGCCTACCACTCTATCGAGTGTTAATGAACCTTTATTAAAAACTGGTGAAACTTTTCTTTGTGCCATTTTTGTATCTCCTGTTAAACTATTTATGTAAATAATTGTTCCTATAGGAGGAAAATTATGTTTAATTGGTTAAAGAAAATTTTAGGAATTGGACCTTCAGTGCCAGCAGCTATAGAAGCAGCTATACCGGAACCAGAAGAGAAACCTGCTCCTAAAGCAGTAAAGAAAACAACCACAAAAAAGCCAGCAACAAAAAAGTCTGGCAAAGCAGACCTAAGCGGTATGTCAAAGAATGAATTACTTGCTCATGCTAAGGCAAACGGTGTAAAAGCTAATGCTAGTATGAATAAGGCTGCTATTTTAAAAGCAATTAAGAACGGCTAAGTTTAGCACTTAACTGATCAATTGCAGTTTCACAGCGAGTGAGCTTGCGTTCTAAAACGTTTATAGCTGCTCGCTGTTTTCTTGACTGTTCTTCTAAAGAACGAACATATGCTAAGGTTGGAAGTTCTTGCTGAGCACCGTCTTCGCCAAGCATAACAATCGTATCTACACCCTGTGCTTTTAATCCGCCAGTAATTCTATTTGGATTTTTATCAGTAGAGGGCGCAGTGTTCTTGGATTGACGACCGTACATCTTGTTCAAATAGCTCATAATCTTCCTTTGCTTTCTTATATTTATACAAGTCAATGCTTGCTAAATTCTTACACTTAGACTCTACCATAATGTCTGCATAGTCGTTAAACTCTAATGCCCAGTCATTAACAGCATTGTTCCACATCATATCAGAGTGGGCACGTAGTTTTTGTTTCTTAAAGCCATTCATAAGCAAGAACTCCATGTCAGGTAGTTCGTTGTCAGGCCATTCTGCAAGTAAATCTTCTTTGCTTACGCTGTAATGTATAACAGGACGCACACCACGCCATGATTCAATTACACGATCAAATCTACGGTCGGTTGGTAGAATGTATTCTCCTGTACGCACCCAGTGATGGTGTATGTCAAGAACGAGGGCAACGTGCTTTTCAAGTTCAAGGCTTGCGTCGAGTCCCCACGACATTTCGTCGTTTTCGATCGTGATGGTGTTTCTTGCTTCGGGCGATAGTCTTGGTAGGACGTCGATGATGCCTTGTGGACCTTTTCGACCCGATATGTGTACATTGCATTTAAAGTCTTGAAATGTCTGTCCGTATCCCATCCAGCGTATGACATCCACATGATACTCAAACTCCTCTATACTTCTATTTACTATATCATCACTGTCACTTGCCAAGACAGTAAACTGCCCAGGATGCATACTAAGCCGGACGCCATTACTTTTGGCGAGGGTTCCGACCCGTGCCAAATGCTTTTCACAATATGCGACCACATCAGGACGTTTCCAAAAATAGCACCAATCAGGCTGAGTGTATACAGGGAGGACATCAGAGCCCAGTCGAACCATTCGTAACTCATTAGGTAAATCTCCTACATATTCAATAAGGTTGTAAAACGACTGAATATTATGTACCATGATGTCCCACAGTCGTTGTTCTGCAACATCACGAGTTTGTCTATTGAGCCAAGCAACTGTAGTTGACTTGGTATTCAACGGACGTTGAATTTCCTCTAATAATTTTTTCTTTTGCTTTTGATCTGGATGCATGTACTTACATGCAAAGCCTATGCGTTTAGCAGTCATATGTTAGCCTAATATCTGTTAATTTAATATTCATTATACTATCTTTATTTCCAGTTGTCAATAACCCATTTGTCCTCTACTAATGCTGGATTTGGATCTCCGTGAAAAACACAAACACAACATTCTACCCTTGGTTTGGCATCATTTTCTACTATCTCAAACTTACGATTTCCACGCATAGTACCGGGCTTAAATGTTCTAGATTTTCTTACTTCCCATTTCCAACTTTGTATCCAACTATCTGGATACATCATTGCTTGTGTTCCTCGTGTTGCTTCAAACAACCAATCTTGATCACCGTGTAATCTTTTTTGTATGTTTATTTTATCTTTGTCAAATCCTGTCCATACATGGTCTAACTGTCCTACATTAAATCTAACAACACTTGAATTGTACCTATTCCATTTAGGACGCATTACTCGGGTGAAATCTCTAATAGTACACCAATGCCCTGGACTATATGTAAAAAGTTTATCTATGTTTCCAGACAATACAACATCAAGATCCATATATAAAACTGTTCCTTTTAATGGCAAGTTTTTTGAGAACATATATGGTTTACACCACCATCCTTGCAATCCGCCTGGCAATGATATAATTTTAACATTTGGATTAATACCGGTTCTATCTTCGGTTAAACAAACAAACTCGTAGTCTATTGTACAGTTTCGTTCAACCATGTTATAGAGTTTGTTTACATAATCTGCAGAATACTTTGTACCATGCTTTAAGCATAGCACATAGTATTTGTCTTTTATTAATGGATTGGCGTTATAGGGAATATCGTACAAGCCAAGCTCTTGATCTAGTTTTGTTAGTTTTTCAAGAGCTTTGCGTTGTTTACGTTTTTCTTTAGTTTCGCCTTCATGATACTTCTTAACCAAATCATGCCTCGTAGATAGCTGAGTTTGCTCCGTGTTCTGCACATTCTACTTTTACGCAATAACAGCGATTATCTGTTGCTTCGCGTATTAGTTTGTCTGCAAAATTAAATGCGTGTTCTGCAAATTTTTCTGCACCAACGCCATCGAAGATACGTAGTTCTGCTAAACCTAGTGCTTCTAGTTTTTGTAATTCTTCTAAAAAAGGATCTGCTTTATCTACTGCTACTTTATGATCAAATGAATCTTCTAACCAAGCCTTCAAAGGTTTTAGTCCTCCAAAGTCTACTGCCCAGTTTTTATTGTCTAAATGATCGCAACCAAAAGTAAATGTAAATGCTAAACTGTAACCGTGTAGCAGATGACAGTGTGAATGATCTGCGTTAGGTTGACGGAACACTGCTGATAGTCCAATATTGTGTCCGTAATGTTTTGTTGAATAATGTTTTGCCATATGTTTTCTCCTGTATATATGGCGGCAGAATTAGAAGGGTTGACGCCAAGTCCTATTTAATATTAATTATTATACGATATATTACTTATCGTGTCAACCTTTACATTTGAATAATTCCAGGCTTTTGGCAGTTCCCATTCATCGTCCTGATATATAGTGAATTTAATTTTTGGAAAACAACTAAAAACCATACCTATTTGATGTATCCAGTAACGCGGATCGACTGCTTTTTTATCTGTATCGTCATAGTTAGGAGTACCTTTATATATGTTATTAACTGTTTTAGTTTTGCTATGTAAATCAAAACCAATTAGATTAACGTATTTTTCTTTTGCAAATAATGCTGCAACAAGAACAGCATAAGGTCCACTTCCCCATTGAAAAGGTTCGTCCCAACGTTGATCACCTTTATATGGCAACGGCGGAACTTGCCTAACTCCTATATTTTTAAATCTTGGATACCAGTCTGGTCGTGTATACACTAAGGTATTATTTAAATTTACTTTTGCATTTAGTGCTTCTTGCACCATACGTTTATCAACACATATTAAATAGTCGGTGTAATAGTCTCGATATAAAGCATTGCAACCAGACTTAGGGCCGTCTAGTTTGCCTATGTCAATTGTTGATCGGCTCTCGCCATTGCCTATCGCCCACATCTTTTCTAATCTCTTTTAGTTCATCTTTAAGTGTATCAAAGTTCTCTTCTGTTCGTTTGGCACATTGTACCATATACACTATTTTACTTATCGCCCACCACCACCAGAATACACTGGTTGCGATAAAAATGACTACAATAGATACTGATGTGATATTGATTAGTGATTTAAAACCTAATAATATTTCGCCTATGATGATGGCTAGTGCGACAAATGGTGCTGTCCACGCCGCATATTTCCACCAACGTGCCTGTTGTTCTGTTTTGTTCATTGATGCTCCCTCTCTGAGTATCATTACTCAGCATAATTATTTATTAGAGGGTGGTTAAGAATTAAATATTGATATTATGAGCTGATAGAACCAAAAGTTTTCCAAACACCTGGAGAACCTTCTTTAACACAGATCCATCCTACATGTCCAGTTGGTTTAGGCTCGCTATTCCAAACAATGTCGCCCAGTCTATAAGAACCGTTAGTTGGAGCACTAGAGCCAACTTCGAAACGTTTACCTTCAAAACTTACAGGTCCAGCAGTTTCTATATCTGCTGTAGGGTTGTTAACATTAACACCTAGTTTACCTTTTACGTTTGTCTTGCTTTCGCTGTCTGCACCTATAGTTATCTTACCTGTAGATGATATACTAATACGAACAGCATTATCAGTAATTACATTTAAATCAGCAGTTGTATATGTACCTAGTGTAGCAGTTTTTCCTTCGGTATCTATAATAAACTCTGCATCATCTTGTACTATACCAAATGTACCGTTAGGAGTTTCAGTACCAATACCAAAACGCATATAGTCGCCGTTCCAGAATACATACTGATCAATGTTCATGTTGCCTTCCATAGCAACATTTTGTAATACACCTACTTGTGTTAGACTACTTCTTGTAACAGTTGGACCTAGTTCGTCCATGCTTAGAACACTAACTTGATCTATTGCATAGTGTTGATCTCTTTGTAAGTCAATAGACTCTGAAGACCAAATTCTGTCCGGACCGCTTCTTAATACAAATTGTTTTGTAGGACCATCGACACGCCAAATCATACCTTTTTGATATACAGTATCAGCGCCATTAGAAACAAACTCTAATGGACTAGAACGTTCTATACGAACATCTGCTGTAAGTTCGTCAACATGTAGTTTACTAACAGTTAAATCACCTTGTACAGTTAGATTTCCTGTAACAGTTGTATCGCCAACAATATTTTCAACATCAATATTATCAGTTAATATGCCGTTTTCGTCTACAACAACAACTAATCTTGTGCTATCATCTCTAATTCCCTGACTTTGGAATCTAGTAATTGTACCTCCGTCGATAACATCGCCAGACAGGCTTCTGTTACCTATTACAGGTGCAGTAGGTTCAGCTCTTGAAAGCTGGAATATAGCATCGCCTAAATCGTTTAGACCTTGGCGAATTCTGCTGATTTCTTGATCGGATACATTGCTCATGTAAGTATTTATCAGTTTACTTTAAGAAGCACTGTATCAGGATTACAACGTCCGTTTAGTTTTGTATCTGTAGTTTTTATATCATCTAAGAACTTGCGTAGAGCAACTTTACCTGCGGCTTTGAACTCTTTTAGTTGTTCTTCTGGCTTACGCAGAGTCTTTTGAATACTTTCTTTTTCGTCAAACCCGATAATAGTTGTACCTTTTACACTAAGTCCTGTTCCATCTCTTGCAAGTCCTTTTGGATCTACGTTTGAAGCAACATATTTTCCTAGTTTACGTGTCTTACTGTTAAACACCCACAGCTCATTAGCACCTACAATAAGTGTAGGATCAATGCTTGCAAGTGAATATTTGTCATCTGCTTTGTTAAACTTCAACTTCTCTACAATTTTACTTGCAGAACGTTGTTTAGGCTTACGTGGCTTACGTGTTGCTTTGGCTTGCTCAATAATAAAGTCTAGTTCTGAGTTAACAGTTTCAATTGCTTTGCGGTATTTTGCAATCTCAGATTTATTTCTATGTGAATATCCTTCTTTGAGTTGTTCCCACATATCAGCTTCGTGTTCGTCCATTTTAGCCAACTGTCCTTTTGTTGGCATTCTTTCTAGGTCGTCAAAGTCTACTAGTTCCATTTCCCAGAAAGATTTCATCTTGCGAGCGTGTGCTTGACTGGGCTGAATCTTTTTTAAGTATGCTTTAAAATCAAAACCTTTAGGGTCAAATGACTTTGGGTCAACTATCCAACCTTCTAACCATTCGTCAATGGGCTCTGCCATTTCGTTTGCTTGATCGCGAATACGTTCTTGAATTGTAGGAACATAGACATTTGCTTTTGCTTTTTCTTCCTCTTTCTTTTCTACTACTACTTTAGAACCTTTTTCAATATATTCTGCAATTTTATTTTTTAACCAACTGCTAGGACCTTTTTTCTCCCCCATTGTACCAGGAAGACTTTGCCAATATTCATCTTCTCTCTTTACATAGTCGGGAGCACCGTCTAAAAAGGAAACAGCAACAGTTGCACAAGTTACACTAAGATACGCACTAGGAACCGCTTTTACGTGTTTGATTTGTTCTTTGGTGTATTCACCGCTTTGTTCCATCCATTTAAAAATATATGGATATAAGTCTGTAGGTTTGTAATTTTCGTAGTAGAAGGATCTTACATGTTCTCTATGACGATGGATCTGTTCGCCAGTCCATTCTTCCCAACCATTCCAGCTCGGTGCGGCAAGTTTTGCTCCACGTTTGACACGAGGCGCGGCTCTAGTTTTCTTTTTACGGGTTGTCTTGGGAAGTGCCATGTCATAAATCTCCTAACGTTCAAGTTTTAGTATTATATATGTCTTATCGAAAAAAGTCAACTATTTTTGAGTGCGTATAGGGTTGCATACTTACCTTCGAGTATACCAGTAATGGTAACTTTGTAACCATAAGAATAGTCATCGGGATATATATTATACCTTACGTCTTCAGCGTGATCCATACACCATTTACCTTCATTAGTTTGTTGCCAACGCCATATTGGTTCTGCACAATATAGTTCAGGATCTTCTACATCGCCCATTTGAAATGATGTCAGAATGTACTTAGCCTTCATTTTCTAAATCCCAAATACATATATTTGGTTTAGATTTTTTCGCCAGTTTCAAATCCGCGGAAGGTTTTAAATCTTGGAAAACGAAGCGAATAAGTACCGTCTTGATTTTGTGTAATTGCATCTGCTCTAACCTCTACAAGATTTCCGATAATATTGTTGCGATTATTCCAAAAGTCATCACGATTAGCATCGCTGAACCCACTACCAACATTAACGCGAATATCTTTTCCGTCATCGGTCCCGGCGCAGACAAACGCTCCAAGGCGACCTTCATTCCTACCAGTACCTTCTTCAATTTCTTTTACCTCCAATGTAACCTCAATAAATGGTTTGGCTTTGAGCCAAGCATGGCTACGTTTGCACTCATAATGTGCATCTATATCTTTAATCATTACGCCTTCGTAACCACCGTCTACAGCCGCTTTATTAAGCTCTACAAAGCGTTTTTCGCCTTCAGGAGTGTCTAAGTCTACATCTTCCCAGTCCAGTGCTTGTACGTGCTGTAAGACGTCCTTATGCTCCTCTACCCAAGCCTTAGTGATTGCACTACGAAAGCTCTGCGGTTTATCCCACTCGCCTTTTTGGAAACAACCTAGCGGAATGGTATCAAACAAATGTAGTACAGCATCGTTTGCAGCCACGTTTTCTTTACGGTGTACCTGCTTCATTAGATCTTGAAAGTTAGCACTCATTACCTCACCGTCTAGTACAAGCGGATAAGGCACAGGATATTCTTTAACTACAGCACGGATTTCTTCAATGATGTGATCGAAGTTGTGGAACTGTTTTCCGTTGCGGCTGTACATTTCAATCTTGTTGCCGTTTACATCGTGGATAACAACTAGCACACGAACACCGTCTAGTTTGATTTCAATCTGTTTCTTGCCTACCATTTTCTTTTCGTGCTTGGCACTGTCATGTGCAAGTTGACAAGTGAATACAGGAACAGTACCTGGTACTACTTTGTTTACAGTCTTTTCACTTACACCACAACGTAGGTCTTTGATAAGGATCCTGCGATACCAATCGTTCCATTGCTCTGTAGTAGCAACACCCATTGCTAGTTCAATTGCGTCACGTGCCGCATGTCCGGTTAGCTCACGCTGTTGTAGTTTTTCAGCAAGTTCTTTAAACACTTCCCAAGATAATCCCTGTCCTGACAACACATCTGAACGCTCTGGCACTTGCTTTACACCAAATGTTACAAGAGCATCAAGTGCCATTGTAAGACCTTCAAAGAACTCTGGAAGTCCTTCTTCGTGTGCTTGTTTTAGGATTGCTTCTTTGCCCAAGCGACTATTGTCTGCTTCAAGTTTAGCGATAATATCTTGTGGTTGTGTTCTCATATTTGCCTCGGTGTTGTGCCTGTTAAAAAATACATTTTAGTTATAATAGCATCAACATCACTTTCTGTCAACCAACCTTTTACTGTATCACCTTCATTAGTAATACCTGGCATTTCTTTTTGCTCGCCATCTTTAAATACAGCAATTTCAAACAAGCCTTGTTTATTACCGTATGACACTTCGTTTTTAATAACACTTAATTCATAGTTGCCAAACTGTATAACAGCCTGTACACCTTTTGGTGTTTCAGTTTCCAATAATTGAAAGTCCTTCATTTTCATAATATTCTGGCTCCATTTCTAGTGATTCGTGAAAGTCAAATACTTCATAGCCTTGTAGTGCATACCAAGTAGCACGAGCAGGAGTAGTCAACACTAGTTCGTCGTGTATCCTACCCTTGCTCGTCCATTTTTCTATACTATATAGTCTATGTTCAATCATCTGACTCTAAGTTCTTCGATGTTGATCGGAGTGTAGTTGATTTGCTCAACGCACACACATCTGTGAAACTCAGTTGGGCTTGGATTCTGGTGAATGTGTCCGTGTACGTTTACCATACTTCCTTCACCAAATCTGTGACTCTCGCCCAGTGTACTGTTGTGTACAGGAACGTGAGTCAACAGCAAGCCAAACTCTGGAAACATTCTCCACATGTCAATCTTACCCCAGACACCACTAGACGCCATCATCTTGATGTTGTCGTGGTTGCCAACGATAAGTCTTTTCTGTCCGTTCAGTTTAGGAAAGTTAGTCTTTAACCATTCTTCCTTATCTGTACCAAACAGCACATCGCCTAAGTGGTAGACTTTGTCGCCAGGCTTAACAACGCTATTCCAGTTATCCATCATGGCTTCATTCATCTCGTCCACATTAGCGAACCTGTCGCCGCGAGTGGGCCTACCGTCGATGTCGGTAAAGTTCAAAATGTTTGCGTGGTTAAAGTGCGTATCACTTATTACCCAAATATCTCTTGCCATAGGATTACCCTCTTTAAACTTATATCTATATTATACGACATTATACCCATAATGTCAACTAAATTTGGCCCGCTCGGAGAGATTCGAACTCCCGGCCTTAGGTTCCGCAAACCTACGCTCTATCCAGCTGAGCTACGAGCGGATAAGTTTAGTATACTTCTTTACACTCGTATGTCAAGTTTTTTGGAGTGGATGACAGGACTTGAACCTGCATTGTACGGATTTGCAATCCGTTGCGTAACCATTCCGCCACACCCACAAAATTGGTCGGAGATGTAGGATTCGAACCTACGACCTCTCGGTCCCAAACCGAGCGCACTACCAGACTGTGCTAATCTCCGAATTTGGCAGGCAAGCAAGGATTCGAACCTCATACTCGAGTTTTGGAGACTCGCGTGTTGCCAATTACACCACTCACCCATAAAAAAAGCCCCTAACATTATTAGTGCTAGGGGCTTATCTTAAATAACTTTTTAAAAAGTCGCGTTAAGACATACCCCCTTTTGGCGGCCAACAAGTAATGTTTGTTGTGTTAGTCTTAATCACGTTAGTATTCCTTTTTTGTTTAGTATGTGTATACTATACTATCTTTATTTATCGTTGTCAACCTCTTTTGGTTGGTATCCCGTACCGGACTCGAACCGGTGTTGCCGCCGTGAAAGGGCGGTGTCCTAGGCCACTAGACGAACGGGACATAGTGGCGACCTGTACCGGGCTCGAACCGGTGACCTCTAGCGTGACAGGCTAGCGTTCTAACCAACTGAACTAACAGGCCAAAACTGGAGCGGGTACCGAGAATCGAACTCGGACGATCACGTTGGCAACGTGGCAGGCTACCTTTACATCATACCCGCTTGGTGGAGAATGGCGGGATCGAACCGCCGACCTCCTGAATGCAAATCAGGCGCTCTCCCAGCTGAGCTAATTCCCCTTAAAACTGGTGCCCATGGAGAGACTCGAACTCCCACACTTTCGTACTAGAACCTAAATCTAGCGTGTCTACCAATTTCACCACATGGGCATATGGTGCCGACTGAGGGAATCGAACCCCCAACCTACTGATTACAAATCAGTTGCTCTACCGTTGAGCCACACCGGCATCTTTTACTTATCAAATTGTTTGGAGCGGGATACGGGAATCGAACCCGTCTCGTCAGCTTGGAAGGCTGTCATAATACCACTATACCAATCCCGCCTGGCGGAGAGTGAGGGATTCGAACCCTCGGTACGCTTACACGTACAACACCTTAGCAGGGTGCCGCTTTCGACCACTCAGCCAACTCTCCTAAAACACACTCCCAGTTTATCAGATCTGTTGCATCAGCTATACTGTATGCAGAGTGTGCTTTAACTTGGCTCCCCGAGCTGGACTCGAACCAGCGACATACGGATTAACAGTCCGGTGTTCTACCAACTGAACTATCAGGGAATAAAACTTATTTCCTACCTTTGAAATGTAAGCGAATGCTTTTCGCCATCGTGCCAAAATGTAACTGTACTGTGACTATACACTTCTTGCTCTACTTCTTTGTAACGAGTTTGCATATTACACTGTTCTTCAGTACGATATCCTTCTGGACCTTTATCTTTGTTACCGCCGATAATTGCTCCTGTTAGAGCACCGACACCAGTTGCGGCTTCTTTACCAGAACCCTTACCAAACTGGTTGCCAATTACACCGCCGATAATACCACCGATGATTGCACTTTCTTTATCAAACTCTTTCTTTTGTCCGTATGGAACTTGTACATATTTACAAACTTCAACTGTATACGGAGACTGTTTGATAACAGTCTTAAAGTGATCTTCAGTATATGCTTTGCTTGCCTCAGCGTGAGCGGGTGACGCCAACACTGCTACAAGGCTTACGGTTGCTAATAAGTGTTTCATAGTTATCATAGTACTTTATTTATTTCCATTTGTCAACCTATTTTTACTCTGAGGTAACAATTTCGTAAATTTCTTTCCAGTTCTTTACTCGGCGAACACTATCGTCATTCATATTATAACCGTGTTCCATAACCAAAGGACGAAGTCCAACCTTTTCGCCTGCCAGTGCATTTTCAGGTTTGTCTTCAACCCACCAACAGTTGCTACCTTCAAACTGTTCTAGGACTTTGTCTTTATCTGCACCAGTACCTAAAAATATTACATCTTTAAAAATACAGCCAAAGATTTTATCAAGATTTTTTCTACGAAGTTTTTGTGCATACTTGTTATGACTTAAACTTGTGATACAAATAAAATCCCAACCTTCGTCTGATAGTTTAGTTACATACTCTTGTGCATCACGTAGAGGAGGAAGAAACCCAATCATTGCACTTTCATTAAAATGCTTAATCATTGTTTTACCTTGCTTCTCTGGAATATCATATCGAAATGCAATGTTATAAATTAACTTTGCATCTTTTACAGATTCAAATCCATGTTCTTCCATATAAAGGTTAAACGCATATTCCCAATTAAATAAAACGCCATCGGCGTCAACGAGCATAGTTTTTTTCATCATATTGCCCTCTCTTGTTTTAGTTTATTATTCATATAACTATATTACTATAAAATAAACTAATTGTCAAGAACTTTTACAGATGTAACACGATCATAGCGGAAACTGCGAAATGCATTAGATTCAATTGCCCAAACAGCAACAACAGCATCTGAAATTTCTCTAACTTTCTTTTGTGTTAGAGGTTCGTCTTTTTTTGCTGGAGGAAGAATTTCTTCTTTTAATGTACAAGGCATAATTCTTTGATCACCGTTTAACTTTGTAAATGTAACTTCAACTACATTTTCTTTAAGAAGATTTACAAGTTCATCTTTTGTAGGGATGCCTTTCATATCAGCTAAAGTTTGTGCCATGTCATTTAAATCCACCATTAGACAATTTCCTCTACTACACCAAGTGCTTCAGCAAACATAAACCCTGCACCTGCAACCATTACCCAGCCGCCAAATGCTTCTAGATAATATCCGCCTGCTATCAATGCACCGGCAGCAAACATACGTACTACGCTTTTAATCATACTTACAAAAAAATGTCCATTACTAGGATCTTTACCTGCTGGAATAATAACTCTTTCTGGAATAGGCATTATCGTTTCTCCACTACTTTATCTGCAAAGCCATTTTCAACAGCTTCTTGTGCAGTTAGGAATGTATCAAACTTCATAGTTTCAAACAATTCCTCATACGTTTTGTCTTTAGAATTGTGTTTTACATACAACTCTGTAAGACGCTTATTAACTTTTTGACTTTCTTCGTAGTGTCTTTTAATGTCTTCCATTTGTAATTCTTGAATATGTACACTACCGCTAGTACCAGGTGTACCTGAACTTACTCTATGAATCATTGTGCGACTTTCTGGAAGTACTACTCGTTTACCTGCTGTTCCTGCTTGTGCTAAAAAACTGCCCATTGAGCAAGCCTGACCCATCACAATAGTTTTTACATCACATTTGATGTATTGCATTGTATCATAGATAGCAAGACCTGCGGTTACTGCACCACCTGGAGAGTTAATATACAAATTAATATCCTTGTCAGGATTTTCACTTTCAAGATATAGCATCTGTGCTACAATCAGATTAGCCATATAATCTTCAACTGGACCGTTTAACATAATAATACGATCCTTCATTAAACGACTATAAATGTCGTATGAACGTTCTCCTCGAGCTTCTTGCTCAACTACCATAGGTACTAAAGGCATTCTATTCTCCTACTTTACAAATTGGTACAGTTTCTGTTACATCATTATAATCATCATTATCAATAAACTGTCTAGTTGCAGTTTCAATAATTAACTGTCCATTTCTAATTACATAGTTAGTAATTTGTTTTCTAATAACACCTTCAGTTTTTTCTAAAACTGACAAAAACGGTCCTTCGTCGATCATTAAAATCTCCCTTTGATGACTCGTTCGTTTGGACCAGCAGAAGTAAACTCCATGCCGTGTGCATTCCCTACATAAATCTTACCATTCCATTTCATATGGATTTTATTAGTTGCAATAAATGCATCGAACGATTCTTTTGCTTTAACATTATCAACTTCTACTTCTACAGATTGTTCATTTCTAGTGTTAGTTAATACTGCCTTGTTATCATATATTGTTTTCATTTCATTCCCATTAATTTAAGGTTCAATACGAAATTTTCTACTAGTAGTTTAACAATAATTGCGCCATCTGTCAAGTGATTTCTTTCCATTTCAAGAACATGTGTTGCCATCATTATATAGGCTTGTTCTTCTGTAATATTAAGTTCACCCCAGTCAATTGGGTCTACAGTTTCGCACTCTTTTGCTAGTAGGACAAGGTTGCGGATTGCCTCGTCATCTACTTCAAACATATCACTCATATATCAATCCCACAAACTTTCATAATATTTTCCAAACAGTCGAAACCCATTTGAAATACGTTCTTGTTCTTTGTTCATTCCGTCTCGATCGTTTATATCAAAACGCATGAACACATCGTCTTTGTTTGCTTTGCAATCAAACGCATATATCATTTCATCCAACACCCAGTCCCAACGTTCAAAGTGTGTGTTGTCAGTTTCGCCGTTGTCTTTCTGCTTCTTGGTCTGCTTCTTAGGCTGTAGCTCTTTAGGCACATCCTTAGGATCAACAAAAGGGGCACCGTGTTTAGTTTCCTTTAGTTGCTTGAGCATAGGAAGCACAATAAGAGCAAGGGTATGATCCATACTCCAAGTATCCCATGGATCAATACGTACTTTTACCTTTTGCACTCGCCTATCAAGGAATAGATTGATGGTGCAGTTGTAAATTGATTGTATGATATCTTCCGTTTTTTCACGCCAGGCTTCTGCAAAAGGT